TTATTGCTCTTTGATCTGGTTTACTTGCTCGATGCGCTCGCCTATCCAGCGCATCACCGGCACGGCCATGCTGTTGCCGATGGCTTTGTAACGCGGCCCGTCCGGGCAGACGGCGGCTGGTTTGCCACGCCAAGGTATTTGCGTGTGCCCGGCGGGAAAGCCCTGCAGGCGTTCGCACTCGTGGGGAGTGAGGCGGCGCACCTGCGCGCCATCGGATACGGCATGACGGTCGGTGGCGGTTAGGGTGTAGCGGATGCCGCTGTCGTCTGCACCTACGCCGTTTCCGCCGTTGTGGTGCTGCCTGTCGATGATGTTTCCTGCAATGCAAACAACGTTGGTGTTGCCCCTGCCTTGGCAGTCGAGTGCAAACGCTTGATCGGAGGCGCATGGGTCTTGCTGCCCGTGCACCATCAGCAGGGTTTCACTGCCGCCAGCTAGGGCGCCGCCGCTGGCTTTCAGCGTTCCGGCGCTGTCGGATTGGCGATACGCGCCAAAGCTGCCTTCAATAAAGGCGGCAGGGTTTTCTTGCGTAGTTCCGCCCGCTGGAGGATGCCGTTGCAGGCTTTGGCGCTCAAATAATACCGCTGCGGCACGTTGCCAGCCTCCAATATGGCTGACAACGAAGACGCGGCGGCGCCGCTGCGGGACTCCGAAGTATCGAGCGTCAAGAATGCGGTAGGCGAACCCATACCCGAGTTCCGCCAACCCGTTGAGGAAGGAGGAAAAATCGCGCCCTCGATTTGACGACAAAACGCCGGGGACGTTTTCCCATACCAGCCAGCGGGGGCGGTATCGGTTAGCAATGGCAAGATAGGTAAGCATGAGGTTGCCACGCGGATCTGCCAGTCCTTTTCGCAATCCGGCAACGCTGAAGGACTGGCAGGGGGTTCCGCCGACAAGAAGGTCAATTGGGTCATTCGGCCACTCTTTAAATTTGGACATGTCGCCGCGATTGGGGATGTGCGGCCAGTGGTGTTTTAAAACGGCGGCGGGGAACGGCTCGATTTCGGCAAACCATGCGGGCTGCCAGCCCAAGGGTTCCCACGCCACGGATGCGGCTTCGATGCCGCTGCACAGGCTGCCGTAGCGCATTTCAGGTAGCCTTTTCAAAAATCTGATAGCGACCGTCAGGCAGGCGTTCGGCTTCTCCGCGCGCTTGTTCCAGCAATTGGCGCGGCAACGGCATCCAGTAGGCTACGGCGTATTCGGCGGGGCTGGCAGGGTAGTTGATCCAATCGTTGGTTTGCGGGTCGATGGCGTCGATGTCGCAATAATCTTGCTCCTCGCCCACCACTAAAATAGCTACGGGTTTTTCGGCTTCGGGCAACTTTTCGGTGGGGGCAATCCACGGTGTTTTTGGCACTATCTCAAGATTTTTCGCTGGGATTAGATATGAGTAGTATTCGCTGGCAATACGGCACAGCCGTCCGCCTTTTTGCACCACAAACAAGTTGCGGGCTTCTTTTTCCGGGGCGTTGTCGGCATCGATAAAGCGTACGAGGTCGCCAAAGGTAAATTGCTGATAATCCATTTTTAATCCTGATTGTGCATTTTCATCCATGTTTCGGTGGCCTGTTCGCGGCTGGATTCCAGCCAGGCGGCGAGGTCGGAAACGTTTACAAAAAAAGTTGTTTTTTGGGATTTGTCCGCCTGGAAAACCGGAAAGGGCAGGGTTTGCACTTTGGCGCGGCGGCGGGCTATCTCTATGCTCAGGTGCGGCATAAAGTCGGCGCAGGCGGTTTCGAGGGAGATAACCGGGGCGCGGTAGCGCAGGGCGAGCATAAAGCCGGTGTCGAGGGTGGGATTCATCTTTTGTCTCGTTATCTGTAGGGCGTGTTTTGGATTTCGGCGATTTTTTCTTCCCGACGCTGCAAGGCGGCGGGGCTGATGGCTTGGTATTTGTTGCAAGCCGGGGTTTTGTAGGGCAGTGAGTTCCAGCTTTCGCCGTGGGCGCAGGCGGCCATTCGGTGGCGCAGCATGGGCGTGGGTTTGATTTCGCCGCTGCTGCTTTTGTAGGTGGTTTGCCAGTAGCGGCAGGTTAGGCAGGTAGTGGTCATTGCTCTGCTTTTAATTTGGCGATTTTGTATAGCAGCTGTTCCATTTCGGCGGTTAGGGCTAAAAGTTTTTTTTGTCTTTTAAACTGCTGTTGTTTCTTGGCATCGTGGGCATACGCTTTTAGTAAAATTAGCATTTGTTCGGTATCGGTTTGCATCATTGTTTCCTTTTCCAGCGGTTCAAACTTCGTTAAAAATTGCCTGCAACTTTCTAAGTCTCTCCTAGCCTCTTCGGCTCCGGCGGTGTTGCCGATTTCTTCGGCGGCTGCCAGCTCTTGCTCTTTTTCTGCGACACGGCGGCGGAAATAATTGATGTCTAAACAGATTGTCATGCCGCCTCCATATGGATAAATCGCTGGATAAACGCCACTACCTGCTGCGCCTCTTCGCGGGTGAGGGTGAGTTCGCTGCGGATGCCGTGGCTGCGGCTGATGGTAAAGCTACCATCCGAAAAACCGCCTATTTTTAGGGTGCGCTCGCTGATTGGCTGTTCGCCAGTATTGGCTTTGATGGGTAAAAACGGTACGTCCACGGTGTCGTCTTCACTTAGTAGCTCGGCGGCGCGGGTGGGTGGTTCTGCCTGCACGGCCTGTGGCGGCAGTTCTGGCGGCGGTGCTGGTTCGGGTTTGGTTTTGGGTTTGGGCACGGGCTTTTTGCGCGGCTGCGGCTTCAGGCTGCCTGCTTGTGCGGCATCTCGGTATCTTGAGCGCCCGCCGATGATTTCACACTCGACCGCGCCGATTTGTTCCATTCGGTATAAAACATCAATGGCTTCCGCACCTAAGCCGGTGCTTTTGGCGATGCTGGCAATGCTGTACCAATTTCCATCTGATAGCAATTCCGCCACTTTTCGCTGTGCGGACAAACCTGCTTTGGTGGTCATGGCTGCTCTCCTGCGGGCTCGTACACCACGCCGCGCATGATTTCGTAGTCAGTCATTTCTTCGTACTGTTTGACCGCCGCTGCGGCTTCGGCTTCGGCCTGCAGGTCTTTTGCGGCGATGATTTCGGCGCTGGTGGGCTCGCTGGTGGTGTTTTGCGCGGCGGGCTGCAAATAGGGATCGTGCGCGTCGATATTGGGCACGGCTGCCAGCGCGGTTGCGGCGATGGTGGCGAAAATCAGTTTGAGGATAACGGGTTTCATGATTTAGTCCCGGGTTGTTTGGTTTTAAAATCAGTTGATTGCTTGGTTTTAGTCCCTGCCTTGAGGCAGGCTACCTGAAATGGGTTTGGTGCAGGTCTCCGGCTCCATTGTGGTGCGTCGAAAGGCGGTCTTTGCTTTTTCCGTGACCTGCTGCCGCCGTTTGCCCACCTGCGGCTGGGGCATGGGTGCCACCACATGATTAAAATAGGATGCAGGCGGCCTGAAACAGCACGATGGCCTGCGTGATAAAGGCTAGGGTGATTAGGGTAAGCTGTACGGTGGTTTCGTTCATTTTTTGCTCCTCGGCATGGGGCAGGCGGCTGTGATGTGCGGTTAAAGGAAAGACCGCTCCGCCGTTGTTGGCGGCAACCGCCTGCCCGATGCCGCCTGAATCAGGCGGCGGGAAGGTTTAGGCCGGCTTGCCGTTATAAATCGGCAGTTCGGGCAGGGCTTCGCGCAGGGCTTTGGCGATGTCTTGGGTGGCCAGCTCCATTACGCGGGGCAGCTGTTGCAGCTCGTACCATAGGATCAGGCCGCCGTTGTTTTTGTCGACGCGGAATTTGAGCAGCGCCTCGACAAAGTAGGTTTTGCCGCCTAAGAAGGGGGTAAAGGCCACGCCGAATTTTTCAAAGGCTTTAAGGGTGGTGTCGGTTTTGCCCGCGTCCTCGCTCTGGAATACAAAATTCATGCGGCCGTCTTGCTCGCGGTAGCCTTGCTTAAAGGTAGTTTTCTCGGTGTATTCGAGGTTTAAGGCAAAGTCCAACACTTCGGAGCCGGTGGGGTATTTGGCTTCCGGGTCGTCCGGGTTGGAGCTCACGATGTCGCGTGCGTTGTTGGTGAGTACGCCGGCAAACTGGATTTGGTTCAGTTTTTCGCCGTTGTAGCGTTTCCACTCGCTGGCGGCGGGGGTAAATACCGGTTGGTAGTCGATACCAAAATCCTTAAAGCCGCCGGCTTCGGCGGTGTCGCCGTTGAGCACGGCGCGGATGCCGATGTCGCCGTGCAGGAAATCAGCGTCGATATAGATTTCCGTGCCTGCTGTTTGGTGTTTTTTGACGTAGGCGATCAGGCTGTCTAGGTCGTGGGCGGTGGCGAAGCCTTTTTTGCGGGCAGGTTCGGCACGGCAGCCACTGTAGGTGTTGTAGTGCCAACCGCCGTTTTCGCCCGGGGTAAATACCACCGGCGTGCCGTCCGGCATGGCGGCGATAAAGGGTTTTTGTGCCGCGTCCAGTGCGGTGCGGATGATGTTGTTTTGGTTTTCCATAGTCGGATTTCCTGTTTTAGGTGGGTTGGTAAATGGCACTTATTTGGTGCCGGTGAGTTTGATTACTTTGGATTCGCCCGTGCCCTGCAGGTCGAGCTTGGCCTGGGCGGGGTCTTCGGTGGTGAGGTTGCCTTCGGGGGTGGCAAATACGATGCCGCCCTCACGTTTTTCTTTCGGCAGCTTGCTGGCGATGTCGTGGCTGATGCGCACGGTGCCGTCTTTGATGTTTTGCGAGTCAATCGTCAGCTTGAGCGTGACCGTGGCGCGTTTGCCGTGCGACAGGCAGGCGGCTACGGCGGCGCTGATGGCTTCGCCAAGCTCGGTATCGAGCAGGCCGCTGTTGATGGCGCGCAGCATCTTGGTGGCGGGGATGATTTTTTTATCTTGGTTCATGATGATCTCCATATGAGAAGGTTAGGCGGCGGGATTGCCGTATTGCTTGATTAGGCCGTCAAGCCATTCTTTGGCGTTTTCGATAACGGCCGGCTGGGTGTGCTCGGTAAAGTCGTTGCAGCAGATTACGTGGCAGCTGTAGTTGTGGTTGCCGTCTTCCGGGTAGCGTGGCCAGAGTGCCTCAAGGGTGAGCTCGCATCGCCCGGCGTTGTAGCGTACGTCCACATCGAGGCAGTGGCTGGCCTGCACTTCGATGGCGAGGTCTAGCAGGCTGCCCCAGTGGGTTGTTGGTGCGGCCGCCGGCGGGTTTTCCAGCTCGATGCGCACGGCCTCGGCGATGTAGGCGGATGGCCAGCGGCGTTTGATGACGTCGAGGGCGGCGGCTTTGTTGCCGGTGGTGATGGTGCTGCCGGTTTCGATAACGCAGCCGCCGTCTTGGTATTCGGTCAGGGTGGCGGCTTGTACGTCTTCTCCGCCGTAGCAGGGCAGCATGATGGGGTAGGTTTTCATGGGTTCCCCTTGGTGGGTTCGTTGTCAATTTCCAGCGCGGTAAGTAGCTGTTTGACTATTTTTAGGGTGTCGCTCGGCCCTAATACGATTTCTCGGCTGCGAATATTCAGGCTGACTATTCCGGCGGGCTGCACATCTATTTCGATGTGCAACGGGGCGGTGGTTAGTAGCCTGGCCAGCAGCTCGGATGCCTTGCTGGGCTTCGCGGGTGAGTTGGTGACGGATGGCATTTGATTTGCTCCATGTGTTGTTGATTTGTTGGAGCGTATATTAGCAAATTGCTATAGATTAAGTAAATAGCAAAATGCACTATTTTTGCATATTTTTGCTATTTTATTGATATATAAGATAATTATTTTGATAAAAAAATCCCGCAATCCGTGGTAGATTGCGGGATTCTTTATATTTTGATTACAGACTTATGATTTCTAATGGTAAAACTGCTACAAATTTAGAGATAATGACAAATTCCCCTTCATGCTCAGGATTGATTTCAAATGGGTCGTATAGTGGGTTGTCAGATTTAGCAATCATTTTGCCGGGCAGCTTCTGCAGCCGTTTCATATAACAGCCATCCCGATAATAAAAGGCGTAAATGCCGTCGCCGTCAAAATAGTTGATGTGTGTATCGACAAATGCTAGCCCTTTTTGCGGCAGGGTTGGCTCCATTGAATCGCCGCTGATGCCAACAATATCTAAATGTTCCACATCATGCCGTCCGAACAGCTTTATTACTTGATTGGTTGGAATTTCTAGTGTTCTGATAACTTCGGGGAAATCTGCATTTACCACGCCTTCGCCACAAGATACCAGAATTTCTTTATGGCGGAATGTGATGCTATCCCCTGCTGTAGGCTCTTCCTCTTCTATTTCGCCAAGCGGACGATCAAGCCAACCTGTCGGCTTGTTCACTCGTTTTTCAATTTCGCGGGCAGTAGTGTTCCGCAAAGAGCGCGGCGTACCGGTTACGCTGGGCGTACCGTTAATCCATTGCCATATTTGGGTTGGGCTCTTATCAATTTTCCGCGCCAGCTCCGCTTGAGAGCCGTATTCCTGTACCAGCATATTCAAGCGTTCTCTGCGGATTTCTTCAATCGATTTCATGCTGCACACTCCTTTTCCCTAAATCATAGCAAAACGCTATATGAATAAAATATGCAATTTGCTATTGACTTGTAAATAGCAAATTGCTAGCATATTGCTATTGATAAAGGAATGGCGATGACAATTACAGAATTTTTGGAAGCACGACAAATGACGGTAAACGCGTTTTCCCGTTTGCTTGGCTGCCATCAGCCGGATTTGACCCGTTGGGCTAAAGGTACGCGCCCAGTGCCCGCGCATTGGTGTGTGGCTATTGAGCAAAAAACAGATGGGGCGGTTACTCGGAAAGAACTGCGCCCGCACGATTACGCACAGATTTGGCCGGAACTGGCCGCCTAACCGGAGATACCCATGAATACCCAAATTGTGATTGCCAACCGAGTGATTCGCCGTCACGGCGATTTGTATTGCCTGAACGACCTGCATAAAGCCAGCGGCGGCGAAAAGCGCCACCGCCCTAGTTATTGGCTGGCATTGAAACAAACTTCTGAAATTATTGAAGAATTAAATAAGGAAGCAGCCAAGGCCGAGATTACGGCCTTGAAACAAAATCAACAGGTTATCCAATCCATTCACGGCGGCAAACAACACGGCACTTTCGCTTGCAAAGAATTGGTGTACGCCTACGCCGCCTGGATTTCACCGCAGTTCTTTCTGCAAGTGTTGCGCACTTACGATGCGGCAATTTCCGGCAGCCTGCCGCAGGGGCAGGGCTGGCGTCCGCCGCTGTTGCCGTTGCGCCCGCCGCGCGATTACGCCACCGCCTGTGCCTTGGCGGATGAGACGCTGCGCGAGGTGAATGCGCTGAATATGCGGGTGGCGAAGGTGGAGCATTGGCTCACTTATTGGCGCGACGTGTTTATTGAAGATGCGCTGGCCGGAACGCTGCCGGAATAGTTTCCTCTTTCTTCGGCACTCCCACCCTTGTGCCGGGGTTTCGGCGGTTTCCTGCTTCCCTTTGCCGCCGTTTTTTATACCGCCTGCCGCTGTTTAAGCAGGGGCAGGCTCTTTATACGCCTTTTTCAGGCTACCTGAAAGCTGTGTTATGAGCCAATCTATTGATTTTGCTACCATTTCAAGCTCTGCCTTAAGTTCGGCGGACAACCTGCTGGCTGAATGGCTACCTTCCGGCCGCTATGACGGGCATGAGTTTGTGGCGCTCAATCCCACGCGCGCGGATAAAAAGCTGGGCAGTTTCCGCATCAACACCCGCACGGGGGCTTGGGCTGATTTTGCCACGGGCGACAAGGGCGGGGATTTAATCGACCTGTATGCCTACCTGAACAGCTGCAATACGGCGCAGGCGGCGCGGGCGATTGCCGAGCGTTTGAGCCTGGGCAATTTTGCGCTGGTGCAAAAGGTGGCGCTGGATGGCGGCAATGCGGCCAAGCCGGGCAAAAATGCGCGCTGGCAGCCGATTGTTCCGGTACCGGAATTTGCGCTGAAAACCATGAATTTCCGCCATTCGTTCCGCCAAGGCGAGCGCTCGGAGCCGGTGTTTACTTCAGTGTTCCGCGATGCGGCGGGGCAGGTATTGGGCGCGGTGGCGCGGTTTATCAAGTCGGACGGCTCGAAAATCGACCTGCCCTACACCTTTTGCGAAAACTTAGACACGCACGAAAAAATGTGGCGCTGGCGCGGCTGGCCGGGTTTGCGCCCGCTGTACGGTTTGGACGCGCTGGCGGCCGACCCGTCGCGCCCGGTGCTGGTGGTGGAAGGCGAAAAGTGCAAAAACGCGGCGGATGCGGCGCAGCTGGGCTATGCGGTGATTACCTGGCACGGCGGCGCGGGCAACTGGGATAAGACGGATTGGTCGGCGGTGCAAAACCGGCGCGTCATCTTGTGGCCGGACTGCGATTCGCAGCACGAAAAGCTGACTGCCGCCGAACGCAAGGCAGGCGCGGATGCGGAAAGCAAGCCGTATCTGGACAAATACGCGCAGCCGGGTATGGCGGCGATGCTGGGCATTGCCGAGCAGCTGCAGGCGCAGGGCTGCAAGGTGGCGTTTGTGCGCACGCCTGAGCCGGGTGTGTGGCCGTCTGGCTACGATATTGCCGATGCGCTGGCCGACCGTGGGCAGCTTATTGATGTGGCGGAGGCCTTGAGCTGGCAGCATTTGGCGGATTACACCGCCGAGTATGCCGAGGTGTTGGCGGCGGCAAAGGCTTCAGGCAGCCTGAAAACGGCAGAGCCGCCTCCCGCACCCGCCACGGTGGGCGAGCCGCCGGAAGGTGAGGCACGCGAAAATATGGGGGGCGGCGGGGAAAATATACCCGAAACCGCCGAAACCCCGGAAGGCGAAAGCCGCTATCAGGAAAACTTTGACCGGCTGAAACGGGAATTTTCCCTCATCGAGGGCAAGAGTCGCGCGGTGAGCCGGAAAACGGGCGTGGAATACAGCCGCAAAGCCTTGGTCGACCATTTTTGCAAAAAATCGGTGGATAACTGGTTTAATTGGGGTCGCGCGCCGGTGATGACCCAGTATGAGGTAAACAAGCTCAAGCGCGACCGGGCGGCGTTTCAGGTAGCCCAAGACGACGACCTGAAAGATATGATGGCGCGCTATGTGTATTTGGACGGCAGCTCCAGTATTTGGGATAACCAGCTGTGGCGCATGATTGACCAAGGCTCGGCCAAGTTGGCGATGGGCAGCCAGTTTAAGATTTGGCAAGACAGCCCGGCGCGCATTGTGAAACGCTTTGACCGCGTGGTGTTTGAGCCGGGGCGGGAAATGTCGGACGAGTACATCAATATCTATCGCGGGCTGCCGCTGGCAGACAAGGTGCAGTTTCCGCGCCCGCGTGAGGAAATGCCGACTTGGTGGCTGGATGTGTTGGATTTGTACCCGGGCTGCCGCGCCATCCAAAAGCTGATTGCGCATTTGTGCAACCATGATTTGCAGATGATGGAGTTTGTGTATAACTGGCTGGCTTATCCGCTGCAGCACCCCGGCGCGAAGCTGACTACTTCGCTGGTGATGCACGGCGATGTGCACGGCGCGGGCAAATCCTTGCTGTTTGAAGAGATTATCAAGCCGATGTACGGCGATTATGCCGCCACGCTGGGGCAGTCGGATTTGGAGAGCAACTATACGGGCAACCGCTCGGGCAAGCTATTTATCGTGTTCGAGGAAATTTTTAATCCCAAACAAAAGTATGATCAATCCGGCGCAATGAAGCACATGGTTACCGGCAAAACGATGCGCATCGAGCGCAAGTTTGTGGATAGCTACGAAGAGGCCAACCACATCAATTGCGTGTTTCTCTCCAATGAGGAGCAGCCGTTTAAAATCGAAGAGAACGACCGGCGCTACTTTGTGATTTGGCCGAAAACCAAACTGCCGGAGAGCCTGCGCCTGGAATTGACCGAAGAGCTTGGCGCGGATGGCGTGTTGCAGTTTTTTATGCTACTGTTATCTCTCCCGCTCACCATCAACTACCGCCGGATAGAAAGCAGCGACCCCGTGCAGCCGGACGCCTATGAGGTAATCGAAGAGGGCGGCCCGCGCTTCGACCCGCACACCAAACCGCCGATGACGGAGGCTAAGGCCAATGTCATCAATTATGGGCGGTATGGGTGGCAGACGTTTTATATGGAGTGGGAGCGCGGCGAAATCGAAAATATCCCCTACTGCGCTGCGATTACCGGCGATGTGTGGGATTTGTATTTGTGGTGGTGCACCAAAAACAACGAGCGGCAGATTTCCAAATCGAAATTCCTGCAGCACATTGCCAGCAAGATGCCAAGGGCGCGGCGGTGGTGGCGTTTGCCCAACAGCCCGCGCCCGGAAGAAAAGATGCAGGATAATATCTTCCTCCCGCCCGGCACCCGCCCGCCGCAGGGCACGCCGGAAATGGACTTTATCGGCCCGCAGGTGCTTAGATTCCAGCAGGCCGTGCAAGACCTGCGAAACCCGAAAGGCTACTAAACGCTGCACAACTGCACAAAAATGCACTTTTGCCCCTCCCCGCAAATCCACGCTGGGCGGGGCTTTGTGCACTTTGTGCAGTATGTGCAGCGTTTTTTCGTGCACGCGTACGCGCGTTATATATAAGCGTATCCCCTCCTGTTTCCCCGCCTTTTTATTTTTTTCTCCATGCGTGTGAAAATATACTGCATATACTGCACAAAGTGCACAAATGCCCACCAGATAAGGCTTTCAGCGGTTTTTAAAACTGCATAAATATGCACTTTGTGCAATACGGCGGAAACTGGGGATTTTTTACCACTTTATCTGTTGTTTTATCGCGGTTTTTAGTAAAATAGCGGCACAATAAAAAAGCGGCAGAGGGCTGCCGCGTAAGAGGTAACAAAAGGGGCATGGATATCATGCTGTGTTTGATTTTTCCGAGGATGTAAAAGATGCGCTGATGCGCGAATGGGCAGCTTGGCGACGTTGGACTGTGCAGGTTGGGCCAAATGGCTACAAGCCGAGTTCTTTAAACCTTTTGATGTCCGGCAGCCTGCCGGGCGGTGGCGGCTTCCACTCGGTGGTGCTTTCCTATGGCTCGGATGTGGATGCGGTGTTTGCGGCGATTGACTACGCAGTGAACCGGCTGCCGATGATTCCCAAGCAGGTGGTGCGCCGATATTACCAGCAGTCGGGCACAGTGGATCAGATGGCGGCTGATTTGGGCGTGTCGCGGCGAACTATGTATAAGCTGCTTGATTCGGCTGTTAACTCTGTGTTTGCTGATGCGCGGTTAAAAAAGATGTTAAAAGCCGCTTGACAGTTTATGTAAACTGCGCGTAGCATAATGTGCAAGCATGGGTTAAGTTGTATATAGCCCATGTCTTGATACAATTAATTAGGCGAATATACCAAACCGTCCGGTGTAAAAAAACCGGGCGGTTTGGTTTTGGTGGTTGATATGGGACGACTTAAAAAGGCGGCTGTCCGGCTAAAACCCGGAACCAGTCGCATTTCCATTCCCGCAGGTATATCTGGCTCGGCACGGCGTGCCAAAGGCAGTAGCAGCACCGCGCGCGGATATGGCTACCGCTGGCAAAAGGCGCGCCTGCACTATCTGGCTGAACATCCGCTATGTGTAATGTGTACTGCTGATGGCAAGACTGTACCAGCCACGGTGGTCGATCACATCAAACCGCACGGTGGGAATGATACTTTGTTTTGGGATAGCACAAACTGGCAGCCGCTTTGCAAGCATTGCCACGACAGCCGAAAACAGAAACAAGAGCGGCAAGGTGGCCGGTTTATGGGCAGGGGGGTATAAAACTCTACAGCCCTCGCCGCCCTAGACCGCCCGCCCCCTCACGCGCATTTTTTAGTGTGTTTTGGGTGGGTTTGTTAATGCTTTAGCGTTAAAGGCTTGTTTACTATTTTTATATATTGTTTTTAAAGGTTTTTTATGGCTTTGGTTGGGAAAAAACGTAGCTTTGCGGAAGCTATTGTTGCCGCCAAGCCGGAGAGAATATCGAATCGGGCAGCGGCGTTGGAAATCGGCTGCAGTGAGAAGTGTGCGGCGGCTTCTGGGTCGCGCTGGGCGAAGGACGCGGATGTGCGCGCCTTTATCGCTTCCTGCTGGCCGGAATACTACAGCCCGCCGCAAGGGGAAAAACAGAATAGAACGGCAATCCAGAACGGGTTGCCGTTTTTTTGTGCCGATGATGTGGCCGCTTGGCTGCGCTATGCCAAGCCGGAAGAGTTGCAGGTGGTGGCAGAGGCGGTGCTGGCGGCGATGCCGGCGGCTTGGGGCATCACTGCGCCGAAAATCAAGGCGTGGTTGGCGCAGGCGGATACGGCAGACGCGCTGTTTTGCGAACTTGTGCAGGTGTTTTGCCGCCGGTTGGGGGCAACTACCGAGCCCCTGCAATATTGGGACAGCGTGCTGATCAACCCGCACGCCTCGCACAAAGAAAAACAGGCGGCAGCGGAAGCTAAGGCGAAATACACGATGGCCAAACCTGCCGCACAAAACAAGAAGGAAGCCGAACTGGAGCAGGCGCAGCGCTTGCGCTACGCTCGCCGCCCAACCGATGGCGGCGCTCCGCTGTTTGAAACGGGCGACGGGCCCGGCGAAGAGGCGGGCGGACAAGCCGCGCCGTTTAAAGGACGGGTGCCGGTATGGACGAATTAAAGTGGACAACCGCCCTACCGGACTGGGAGCGGCGCATTATGGCCGGCGAAAGCCTGGTGCCGGTGCGGCCGCTATATCCGGAAATGGCGAACCGAGCTGTGCAGTTTTTTGCCTCGCTGGTATTGCGGGATGTGCTAGGGCGGCCGCGTATCGGCGATGTAACCCGGCCGTGGGTGTATGACTTCGTGGGCGCGATTTTCGGCGCACATCACCCGACAACCTATCGGCGCGAAATCAACGATTTTTTCCTGTTGATTTCCAAGAAGAACGGCAAATCCACCATTGCCGCCGCCATTATGCTGACGGCAATGGATTTGGATGAGCGCGAAAGCTCGGAATATTTGATTTTGGCGCCGACTAAGGAGGTAGCAGATAACAGCTTCAAGCCGGCGTGGGACATGATCCGTTCCGACCCAGCGCTGACCGCTACCTACCACATCCAGCCGCACACGCGCACCATCACCAACCGGGTAACCCGTGCCACGCTGAAAGTGGTGGCGGCGGATGATAAAACCGTAGGCGGTTCGAAGGCGACGGGGATTTTGATTGACGAGCTGCACTTGTTCGGCAAGGTGGCCAATGCCGAATCCGTCATCACCGAAGCCACAGGCGGCTTGCTGTCGCGTATCGACGGCTTTGTGATCAAACTCTCGACCCAATCCACCGAGCCGCCGGCCGGGGTATTTAAGGCGGAGCTGGATTTGGCGCGTGATGTGCGCGACGGTAAGGTGGTAAACCCCAATTATCTACCGGTGCTGTACGAATTTCCGCGCGCCATGCTGGACAGCAAGGCTTACGAAAACCCGGACAATTTCCACATCACCAACCCGAATCTCGGAGCCAGCGTGGACGTGCGCACCCTGCTGACGCTGAAACAGAAGGCGGAAGCCAAGGGCGGCGAGGCGATTGCCGAGTTTTACGCCAAGCACCTGAATGTGGAAATCGGGCTGAACCTGCGCAACGACCGCTGGGTGGGTGCGGATTTCTGGGAGAGGCAGGCACGGCCGGAAATGGCCGGGCTGCCATACCTGCTAGCAAATTGCGATGTGGTAACGGCCGGCATCGACGGCGGCGGCATGGACGACCTGTTGGGCTTCGTGTTGCTGGGGCGGCTGAAGGCCGACCCGGAAAGCTGGCTGGTTTGGAGCCGGGCATGGGTAAACCGGGTGGTATTGGAGCGGCGCAAGCAAATTGCGCCGCTTTTGCTTGATTTCGAGCGGCAGGGCGATTTGCAGATTGTGGACGAATTCGGCCAAGAATACGAACAAATGGCCGCGCTGATTGCCGAAGTGCGCGATTGCGGGCAGCTCGGCGGCATCGGCATTGACCCGGCACGCAACAGCGTGATTTTGGATGCACTGAATCGGCACGGTTTCGCGGATAGCGATGCCACCGCTGTAAAACAGGGCTACCAGCTTACCAATGACATCAAAATGGCCGAGCAAAAGTTGGGCGAAGGGCGGTTGCTGCACGGCGGGCAGCCGCTGTTGGCATGGAGTATCGCCAACGCCAAAGCCGAACTGCGGGGCAATGCGGTGTACATCACCAAACAGGCGGCCGGGGTGGCGAAAATCGACCCGGTGATTGCGTTGTTTTGTGCGGTGAACATCATGCAAGACCCGAAATTGGGCATGGACAGCCCGGGGATTATCACACTATGAGACTTTTTAAATGGTTTTCAGGCAGCCAAAAAACCGAACCGCAGGCGGAGGGCAGTAATCCGTCTCCTGCCTCGGGTATCGTACCCGGCACGCCGGCCTATGCCTGGCTTACCGGTGGCGCGGCCGGCTATGGACGCCCCCTGTCGGAAACGACGGCACTGGCACAGGGCACGGTGTATGCCTGTGTGGGGCTGTTATCCGGGGCTCTGGCCTCCATGCCGCTGCACCTGTACCGCCACACCGCAGACGGCCGCGAACGGGTGCGCAACGATTTATGGCACATCTTAAACGAGCAGATGCAGACCCGCTGGACGGCGGCGCTGGGCTGGGAATTTGGTATGCAGTCGCTATTGCTGCACGGCGATGCGTTTTTCCGTATCGACCGCGTAAGTTTATACAGCAACCGCATTGCCGGCCTCACGCCGCTGCACCCGCTGGCGGTGGATGTACGCAAGCAGGATGGGCGGCTGCTGTATCTGTACAACGATGACGGGCAGATTCGGGTGTATGACCAAGATGATGTGCTGCACGTTCCCGGCTTGGGTTTTGATGGCAAGCGCGGTATGAGCCAAATCAGCTATGTGCTGCGCCAACCGGTAAACATTGCCAATGATGCAGGCAGTCAGGCCGGCGCGTTTTTGGGCGATGGGATGCGGCCAGATTTGGTACTGCAATCGCCGGCAGGAACGAAACTGTCCAACGAGCAAATCGACCAAGTGCGCCAGCAGTGGCATGCCCGCTACAGCGGCGTTTCCAACAGCGGTGCGCCGGTGGTGCTCACCGGCGGCATGGATTTGAAGCAGCTCACCATGACCGCCGTGGATGCGCAGCTGCTGGAAACGCGCAAACTGCAGGCGCACGAAATCGCGCAGATTTTCGGCGTGCCGCCGCACATGATCGGCATGACGGAGAAAACCACTTCGTGGGGTAGCGGGATTGAGCAAATGTCGCTGGGCTTCGTGAAATACACCATGCAGCGGCATTTGGTGAAGTTTGAGCAGGAAATCAACCGCAAGTGCAATGCGCTCAGCGGCCTGTTTTGCGAATTTAACACCAAGGGCATTGAGCGCGGCGACCTGAAGAGCCGCAACGAATCCTACCGCATTGCCTTGGGGCGCGCCGGCGAGCCGGGCTGGATGACGGTAAACGAGGTGCGCCGTGCGGAAAACCTGCCGCCTTTGGAGGGCGGCGATGTGCTTTTTAGAGGAACTCAAGATGAAGCAGAATCTGATGCGGCTGTTGGCGCGTAACCGCGGCCGCGGGCAGTTTGAAATCAAGGCCACCGCCGACGGCAAAGAGGCCACGGTGTATCTCTACGATGCCATCGTGGCCACCGATGAGGAGGCGGAATGGTACGGCGGCGTGTCGGCGCAATCGTTCGTAAAGCAGCTGGCCGGGCTGGACGCCGAAACCATCCACCTGCGCATCAATTCGCCCGGCGGCTCGGTGTTTGCCGGGCGGGCGATGGAAACCTCACTGCGTGAGCATTCGGCCAAGGTGATTGTACATGTGGACGGGCTGGCCGCCTCCGCCGCTTCGTTTGTGGCGCTGGCGGGCGATGAAATTGAGATGGCGCAAGGTGCGTTTTTCATGATTCACAAGGCTTGGACGCTGGCGTGGGGCAACGGCAACGATTTGCGCAAACAGGCAGACCTGCTGGACAAAGTGGACGGCTCGCTGGTGAAAACCTACCACGCACGCACTAGGCTGCCTGAAAGCGAGCTGGCCGAGATGATGGCGGCGGAAACGTGGCTAGATGCCGACGAGGCGGTGGCAAAAGGCTTTGCCGACCGTGTGGCAGAAGGCAGTGCGGCGCGAAACCGCTGGGATTTATCCGCCTACCAAAACGCCCCATCCGCACCCGTAGCCGACGACCAGCCGCCCCCAGCCGCCAAGGGTGAGCCGCCGGCCAAAACCGGACCGCAGCCCGACCGTGCCGCCTTGGCGCGGGCGGCGCAGGTAGCCATTTTGGGCACCGTAGCCGCCTGAAATGTTTTTATCGCAGTAACCACGCCGCAGCTGCGGCACTATTTTTTGAAAAGGAAATGCTAATGTCTCAACATATTCAAGCCCTGCGCGCCAAGCGCGACCAAACCGCCGCCCTGTTGCAAAACTTGGTGGATAAAGACAAAACCCCGGAATGGACTGCCGACCATCAGGCGCAGTATGACAAGGCGATGGCCGACATCGGCCAAATTGATGCCGAAATCAAACGCCACCACGATGCCATGAACGCCATCGGCGCAGGGGTGAGCGATGAAGACCGCAACCGCTTTACCTTGGACAACGGCCGCCAATCCGGCGACAACCAGCCGCTGCGCGCCTACCTGACCGGCGGCTTGCAGGCACTGACGGACGAGCAGCTGCAGGCGCATAACGCACGCCGTTCGCCGGATATTCAGGCGGCCATGTCCACCACCACTGGCAGCGAAGGCGGCTTTACCGTAGCCACTGAATACTACCGCGAATTGACCGAAGCAATGAAACAGACCGGTGGCATCCGCTCAGTGGCACGCATCCTGCAAACCAGCACCGGCGCACAAATGCTGTTTCCCACCGCCGACGCCACCAGCGAGGAAGGCGAGATTGTGGGGCAGAATGAGGCGGTAGCTACTGCTGACACCACTTTCGGCCAAACCAGCATTGATGTGTTCAAATACTCATCCAAAAATATGGCTCTGCCCTTTGAGCTGATTCAGGACAGTATGTTCGACATTGAGGCTTATATTCAGGCGCTGCTGGCACGCCGTATCGGCCGCATCACCGACAAGCATTTCACGGTGGGCACCGGTAGCGGCCAGCCAAAAGGGCTGATTACCGCCGCCACGGTGGGCAAGGCAGGTAAAACCGGCCAAGCCACCAGCATAACTTACGATGATTTGGTGGATTTGGAGCATTCGGTTGATCCGGCCTACCGCAACGGCGGTAAAGTGGGCTTTATGATGCATGATGCCACGCTGAAAGAGCTGCGCAAACTTAAAGACAGCGACGGCCGTCCAATTTTCGTGCCCGGCTACGAACAGGGCAACCCCGGCGGCGCACCTGACCGCCTGCTGAACCGCCCGATTTACATCAATCAGGCAATGGATCCGATGAAAGCCAATGCCAAATCAGTGGCTTTTGGCGATTTCTCCACCTACTTCATCCGCGAGGTGATGGATTTGACCCTGTTCCGTATGGCGGATTCCGCTTTCATCACGAAAGGGCAAATCGGCTTTGTCGCCTTCAACCGCCAAGGCGGCAATCTGATCGACGTAGGCGGCGCAGTGAAGCTGTATCAAAACAGCGCTAGCTAAATCAGACAAGGCGGGGCGACCCGCCTTTATTGGATCTTTTTTGGAGAACAAATCATGGCAAAACCAAAAGGAAATGCAGACAAGTCAGCAGAAAACAGTACATCGAACGATGCCGCCGCCACTCTGCCGCCCAGTGACGAAAACAGTCTAGTGGACAACGGTACGGCTCCGACCCCGCCGGCAGACGGTGGAGAAAATCCCGCTGCGACAGACGGTACAGAAAATCCACCAGAAAACCCGCCTGTTCCGCCGCCAAGCGAAACACCGCCGCAGGACGGATTGTCCGCCAGCGGTACAGTGCGGGCGCGGGTGATTTGCGCCGGCGCATTCGGCACGGTGGACGAAATCGTGGAAGTATCCGCCGAAGTGGCGGCACAAACGGACGAACTGGATGCCGACCCGGCGGCAGTCGCTTACGCGGAGAGCCTGCAACATGGCCTTGCTTGATTTGGTGAAGGCCCACCTGCGCATCGACGGCGACGAGCACGATACGCTGCTGCAACACCTGATTGCCTCGTCCACCGCCGAATGCCGCCGCTTTACCGGGCTGAAGGCCGATGCCGCCGAACTCTCCGAGCCGGACATCCAAACCGGCATCCTGCTGGCGGTGCAGGCCGATTTCGACGGCAATCCGGCGCAGCGCACGGTGTATTTGCGCGCGGCGCAGGCGTTGTGGACGCCGTTTTGCCGCCAGTTTGGTGTGTAAGTGGTATTCAGGCTACCTGAAAGCGGTTTCAGGTAGCCTGATGGTTTAGCCGGTGATGACGCGGCTGATGAGGTTATGCAGCTTGCCCACTTCGTTCAACACCCAATTCAAGGTGTTTTCGGAGATGCCGGGCAGCTCGTTGTAATCGCGCTTGCGCTCGTAGGCTTCGATCAGCACCTCGTGCAGCAGGGAAGCCATAAACAGCCCGCCCTTGGTGCGGCGCTCGTATTCGCCGCGATCCATTTTGGCATATTCGAAATCGGCCAGGATGGCATCGAGCATATCGCCGCCGTTGCCCGCCGAGAGCCAGCGGAAATGATGCTGCAGTTCGTCGCTGCCGCTGCAGCTTTCGGCCTGCCCTGCCACCATCGGCAGCCCGGCGGCGGTTTGCGTTTTGCGGTGCAGCCGCCGGATCATGCCCACCAGCTCGTGATAGGTGGCTTCATACGGCAGCTTGCCGAAGGTGTCGATAAAGAAGCGCTCCACATTGCCGTCGCACCAGTTGTGGATTTCCTTTAAGCGGTCGCACAGCATGAGCAGCACTTGTTGCAGTTCTTCGCGGGTGGGCAGTTCGGTCACCACGGCGGGCAGCGCCACGGCGGGCGGCTGTTTGGGCTGCATAAAATGCGCGGCGAGCACTTGGAAGCATTCGCGCTGGTATTGCAGCAGGCGTTCGCGGATTTGCGGTTTCACGCGGCGGGCATCGACGCCGAACAGCCAGCCGTTGAGGTATTCCAGCGGCAGGCAGAGGGTTTCTTGTTTGCCACCGTTTGAAGGGGTGGTCATCATAACCACACCTTGTGCCATGACGCTGTTCCGCATGATGCGTTGCCGTTGGGCGCGCCAATCCAAGCCGATATTTTCACAAATCGGCTTCATGGCAACGTAGTGCTGGTGGTTTTGGGTGAATACGGGGATGGTTTGACCGTGGAACGGGATAGATTGAGGGTGAGCCATAATAGTTTCCTTTGTCTTAATTTCGAAGTTGCCCCGGAAAGGGGCGGCCGCGAGGTTCGAAAACCTAGACAAAGAGGCCGGCGTTATTCCCTGCCAAGGCAGGTATTGTATTCCGCACCCTCGCGGCCATAGGAAACTTGGCTGTAACAAATCAACAACACGGGAGCCGTGAATCTTATGGACGTAAAAATATCGCGGTAACGGTGCGATGCCGTTTGTCTTGAGGTTTTCGACGCCTCGTGGGCGGGAATATAGCGCCGCTGTCGGGATGAAGTCAAGAGTGATGATAAGTTGAAGTCTTGGCGATGTTCTTTTCTACTGATATTGTTAATTTCCTTTAACAATATCCATTAAGGAGAGGCTTATGACTGCGCCATCATCACTAGAGATTGAAAATATTACATTAACTGTAAAACTAGGCATGGCAACCGATGCGCTACGCTATATTTGCGCAATCTTGTCTGATATACCGACTGCTGCCGAGTTTGTCTCGGAAGGATTGCCGATTTTAGCTCAGTCGCAAATTGATCAAATACATGAGAGTCTAGCTTCCAACCATGAATATAGGGAAGAATTGATTGAGTTTGTTCAAGACCTCTATATAAAAATACATGATGATTTGGGTTTTCCAGTAGAGGATTGATTTATTTTATAGATTACAGGCTACCTGAAATTCAGGTGGCCTTTTTGTTGGAGGCAGGAAATGCGGGCAGGCGAGCTGAACACACGGGTTACGGTGCAGCGCAAGGTGAAAACGGCCGATACAAGCGGCGCCACGGTGTGGGATTGGCAGGATGTGCGGCAGCTGTGGGCCAACGTACGCCTTGTTTCCGGACTGGCCAAATTGAAGGCGGATCAGGAAATCAGCGTGGTGCGCACCAGCGTGCGTATCCGTTTCCGGCGCGATATTGACCACACAATGCGGCTGAAGCTGCCGAACGGGGCGATATACGACATCAAAGCCGTGCTGCCGGACGAGGAAAAACGGCGCTTCGTGGATTTGGTGTGTGAGAAGGCGGAATAAATGCTGGAATTGGATGTGGACTTATCGGCAGCACTGGGACAGCTGGACGGCATCGCGGAGCGGGTGGGACAAGAGTTGCGCCCGGCTACGCTGGCCGGTGCGATGCTGGTGCGGCGCGAAGCGGAGGAGCGGGCGCCAAGGAGTGAGGCGGCGCACTGGTTTTACAGCCGGCGGCACAAAGACGGCTCGCCGGGGCGCAAATACCTGTTTGAGCCGGGCAGCCTGAAAAAGGCCATCTATATCCGGCACATCGACGAAAACAGCCTGAACGGGCAGAGAGAGGAATACAAAATCGGCTGGCGTAAAAACCCGTCGAATAAAGGCTATGTGCCCTATGCGCACATGGTGGAATACGGCACGGTGCGCACGCCGGCCCAGCCGTTTCTGCGCCCGGCGTTTGATGCCATGCGCAAGCAGGCGGAACAGCTGATTATCGAACGCATTAAGGAGGCGGTTCGTGGAAAAGACCATTATTGATGCCATCCGCTCGCCGCTGCCGACGGTAGAGGTGTATCACGATTTTGCTCCGGATAACGCAGGCAATCCATTGGTGATACTGCAGCGGGTGGGCGGCGCCGGCAATCTGTTTATGGACAACAGAACACCAGGCGGCTACCAAATCCGTCTACAGGTGACGGTGTGGGCACAGACGCGGCTGGAAGCAGTGTCGCTGTCGCTGCGCATCGAGCAGGCGCTTGCCGCCCTGCCGGGCGTGGCACCGATTGGTGCGGCGCAGGCGGATTACGATACGGAAACCGGACTGCGCGGGATGCGGCAGGATTTTTATGTAATGGGGTAGCGGCGCGAAGCCGCTTTTTGTTTGGCCGTCTGCGCCCGCAGGCGGCTTTTTTGTGCCCGTTGGGGCATTTTTTATGGAGTAGTGAATTATGGCTATGAATTTGCCGAACGGTTCGACCGTATTTATCGCAACCGAAATGGAAGCGGAAAAATCCTTTACCGGCGCCAGCAATGCGGACGAATGCGTGCTGACTTCCCCAGCACACGGCCTGCAAAACGGCGATTACATCTTAGTGACCAGCGGCTGGGGCGATTTGAACGGCTGCGTATTCAAAGTGGGCGGCGTGGACACCGACAGCGTGAAGCTGATCGGCATCGACACTACCGATTTAAACCGCTTTCCGGCGGGCAGCGGTGGCGGCACGTTGAGCAAGATTAAAACCTGGCAGCAGCTGCTGCAGATTTTGGAATATTCCACCTCCGGCGGCGAGCAGCAGTATTACGACTATGCCTTTATGGAGGATGGGATTTCGCGCCAGCTGCCGACCACGGTATCGGCTACGCAGATCAATATCGCCCTTGGCGACGACCCGACCCTGCCCGGCTACCAAGCAGCGGTGAAAGCGAGCCGTGCGGGCAAACAGGTGCCGCTGCGCCTGAACCTGAAAAACGGCAGCGTGGTGGTGTACAACGGCTATCTCTCGGTAAACGAGACGCCGACTACCACCATGAACGAGGGCATGAAGATTCAGGCTTCCTACGCCATGAACGGCCGCCCCAACCGCTATCTCGGCTAAGGAGGGCTGAAACATGGCAAGCAAACTGAAACTGCAACCGCATCCGACTTTTAAATGCAAGGTGGATATTCCGGTGCCGGGTGCTGGAGTGGTGGAAGCGGTATTTGAGTTCAAACATAAGGGGTTGAACGAATTAGAACGGTTTTGGGCGGACAACGTGGACAACCCAGACCCTAAAGTAGCGGAAGCCTTGGTGGTTGGCTGGGAATTGGAAGATGAATTCACGACTGACAACTTACGCACGCTGCTGGATAACTATCCCGGCGCGGCACGCGCGCTGATTTCTGCCTACAGCGAAGAGCTGATTACCGCCCGCCGGGGAAACTGATTGCCGCCGCCCGCGCCCTGTATCGGCCGGAAGCCTCCGAAACGGAAATGGCGGCTTTCGGCCTCACGCCGGAGGATTTCGGCGAAGAGGATGCGGTGCAGGTATGGCCGGATTGTTGGGCGGCGGTTCAGCTGTTTGCGGCGGTATCCACCCAATGGCGGGTGAGTATGGCTGGGGCTTACGGGCTGGACTACGGCGCACTGTTCGACGTGATGCGCTCGTGGGGCATCCGCAAGAAAAAACGGGCGGAAATGCTGCACGATATTAGGGTGATGGAGCAGGCGGTATTGGATATGTGGCAGGAGGGTAAAAATGGCTGATTCAGTAGTAACCATCGGCGCGGAAGTGTCCGGCCTGAAGTCCGGGGTGGAAGAGGCTAAGGTATCGTTGCGCTCGCTGGCAGATACGGCAGAAAAAGCCGGCCGCCGTGGTGCGGACGGTTTGGGCGCAGTGGGGGTTGGTGCGGCCGATGCGGCTAAAGAGGTAGAGCGCGCCAACAAACGCCGTGAACGCTCCTACACTTCGCTGGAAAACGCCATCAAACGCGATATTGCTGCCATGCAGGCGGGTGGCAAGGCCAGCCGTGCTTACTACGAGACTTTGGCGGGGCAGCGCGGTTTGGATAAAGCCCGGCTGACGCCGCTGCTGCATGATTTGGAGCGGGCGCGCGAACTGCATTTAGCCAATATCGCGGCCGCCCGCCGGCACAGGCAGATGGTGGGCAATATCACGCTCGGGCAATACAACAACGCCCTGCGGCAGGTGCCGGCCCAGTTTACCGACGTTGTGACCCAGTTAGCGGGCGGGCAAAACCCGCTGCTGATTGCGTTGCAGCAAGGCGGACAACTGCGCGACAGCTTCGGCGGCTTCGGCACGATGTTTCGCGGGCTGGCCGCTTCGGTATCGGTAGGAAAGCTGGCGGTATTGGGCTTCGGCGGCGCAGTGGCCGGGCTGACCTATGCCATGCGCGCGGGCAGTGAGGAAGGGCGCGAATACCAAAAGGCGGTGATTTTTTCCGGCGACAGCGCCGGGCTGACCGCCGGGCAATTGGCTGATTTGGCCTTAGCCGTAGGCAAGGTAAGCGGGCGCTATAGTGAGGCGCGCGCGGCGGTGGTGCAGTTTGTGACCGGCGGGCGGGTGGCGGCGGATGATTTCGCGCAGTTTACCCAATCGGTGGTGTTGCAATCGCAAGCCACCGGCAAATCGGTGGAGGATTTGGCGGCCAAATACGTGGAAATCGCCAATGACCCGCTGAAAGCGGTGCTGCAGCTGTCGCGCACTTACCAAAGCATGACGGCCGATGTGTATGCCCAGGTGAAAGCCTTGCAAGACCAAGGGCGCGAGCAAGATGCCATCCGGTTGGTGCAGGGTAAATATGCTACTGAATCAGAGGATATGTCACGCCGGGTGGTGCAAAACCTCGGCGCGATTGAAAAGGCGTGGCTGGGGATTAAGAACGCTGCCTCCGGCGCTTGGGAGGAAATGAAAAGCATCGGCCGCGAAAAATCGCTGCAAGAGCAGATTGACGTGGTAAACCAACGCATCCGGATGCGGGAAGAAGAACGGGATAACCACCCCGGCCGTTTTTCTGCCTACGATGCCAAGCAGCTTGAGACAGACAAGCTGACCCGCGATCGTTTAACTCGGGAGCGGAATTTTGAGGCGGCACAAGCCAAACAGCGGCAGGAAGAAGCGCAGAAACGCCGCCGCAGTGTGGAGATTTTAGATGAAACCAACCGTGCATACGAACGCAACCGGACCGCACGCGAAGAAGAAACAAGTGAAATCAACAGACTAAGAGGAAATCTAGCTGAATTTAAAGCTGACCGCCGTAATTCGCCGGCGCAGGTGCGACAGATGGAGCAGCAGACGGCGCGCCTGATTGCCGCCGCCCAACAGAAACGTGCGCAGGCAGAACAGCGCGAGCAGCGGCGCAGCCGGCCGCGTGGCGAGCGCAACCAGTTTGCCACCACGGCGCAGGGGTTGCGGCTGAAACCATCGGCCATCGGCACGGTGAACGGGCAGGCGCGCTATGTGGCGCCGGGCACGTTTGCCGCCGCGCAGGCGATGCAGCAGCTGCTCGGCAACAAATTGGTGCATTTCTCGGCTTTTAACGACGATTACCACCATTCCGAAGCCTATTTCCGGCGCAAGGGCAACCGCAGCTCCGGCACGCACGGGGCGGGCTTGGCTTTTGATTTCTCCATCCGCGACCCGCGCAAATCGGAGGAAGTGGAACGGCAAATCCGGGCGTATTTCCGCGAGCTTGGTTTGTCGGAAAAAGATTTCACGCTGATCAACGAATACAAGCGGCCGAGTGCGGGGGCGAACGGCGGGCATTTCCATTTGAACTGGAATAATGCCCGTATTGCCGCGCAATTTGCCGGCGGGTTGGACGGCCGCGCCAAGGCGTTTGCTCACGGCGGGCTGTTTGCCGAGGCGGAAAAGGCCGCCACTCCCTACGAACGGATGCTGGCCCGGCTGACACAGCAGACGGAAAAGGCCAACCTGCAGGCGCGGTTATGGTCGGAAAACCTGGGCAAATCGTTCAGCCACCAGCTGGAATTGCTCGCCAGCCCGGAATATCAGCAATTCAGCGCCACCGAGAAGGAAACGCTGCTGGCTTTGGCGCAAAAGGCCGATGCGCAGGAGCGGGTGAACAGCGTGACCGAGAGATATAACACGCTGATTCAAACGCTGGCACTGGAAACCAATAAAGGTTTTGAAGATAAGGCGTTTGAATTGTCGCTTACCGGCAAAACTGCCGATGAAATCGACCGGTTACGGTTGGCACGGGAATACGACCTGAAAGTTCAGCAGGCAATCGCCGACGGCGCCAGCCCGGAAATTGTGGACGGGCTGCGCCAGCAGAAAGATGCGGCGGAAGCGGCACGCAAGGAGTTTCAGCAGCTGCGCCGGGCGCAGAGTGACGACTGGATGGCCGGCATCAATGACGGCTTCGTGCGCTATGCGGATTCCTTTAAAGGGATGCGTGAGGAAATGGCGGACGGGGTAACCGATTCGCTGGGCAGGATGTCGGATGCGCTGGGAACCTTTGTGGCTACCGGCAAGCTGGATTTCCGCGATTTCACGGTGTCGGTGCTGCAGGATTTATCCAAAATGCTGATTAAGATGGCGATTCTAAATGCCATGAAATCGGCATTTGGCAGCTATGCCGACGGCGGGGTGGTGAAAGACCTTAAGGGCGGTTTGAAAAGCTTGGCGGTTGGCGGCTACACCGGCGCCGGCGGCAAGTACGAACCGGCCGGCATCGTGCATCGCGGCGAGGTGGTGTTTTCGCAAGCTGATGTGCGCCGTTTCGGCGGGGTGCATAGGGTGGAGGCGGCGCGCTTGCGCGGCTATGCCGACGGCGGCGTGGTGGGGATGACACCGGCGCTGGCGGCGGCAGTGTCCGGCGGCGGTCAGCAAAACAATATGCAGGTGAGCATTGTGATCAACCAAGACGGCAGCAGCGAAGCAGGCAGCCAAGGCAACAGCGAAATGGCTAAAGCGTTGGCGGTGGCGCTGCCGGGCATGATTGAACAATGGTATATGGATAACGTGGCCCGTGTGGGCGGCCGTTATCACCGGAGTAATTAAGATGGCGATTGAAACATTCGGCTGGCCGGTGGAGGCCAAGCTCACAGCGGAGCATAAATTTGCCGTTCGCACGGTAAAATTTGGCGAAGGCTACGAGCAGCGGCAGGCACTTTCGCTGCGGCCAAAGCTGCAAACTTGGGAAGTAACCTTGGGCGGGCTGCCGGAAACGCTCTCGCAAGTGCGGGCGTTTTTGGATGCCCATACCGGGGTGCGGGTGTTTTATTGGACGCCGCCGGGGCGGGATAAGCTGCTGGTTAAGGTGGCGGCATACCGCGAAGAGCACCACGGCGGCCGGGTGTGGCAGTTGTCGTGGCGGTTTGAAGAGGTGCTCGCATGAATCCGCGCATGAAGCAGTTGTCGATTCCGATGCTGCGGGCGCTTTCGGCGGCCGAGCAGGGGGTGTTGGTGGATTTGTGGGAGCTGGATTTGCGGCCGTTGGGCGGCGAAATCCTGCGCTACTGCAATTTGTTGAACGAGCTCTCGCAGCCGGTAGTATGGAAGGGGCAGACTTATCAGGGTTTGCCGATTCAGGCCGACGGCTTTGAATCGAGCGGACAAGGGGCGGGCAACCGGCCCAAGGTTACGCTGGCCAACGTGTACGGCACGGTTACCGGCTTATCCGAGCAGTTCGGCCAGCTTATCGGCGCAGAAGTGTGGAGGAGGCAAACTTATGCCCGCTTTTTGGATGCTGCCAACTTCGCGCTGGGCAACCCGCAGGCCGACCCGGCGCAGGAAATTGTGAGCAAATATCTGGTGGAGCGGATGGTATCGCTTACCGCCGATTCGGCACAGTTCGAGCTGGCGGCACCATCGGAAGCAGATGGGGCAGTGATTCCGGCACGGCTGATGCTGCACGATTACTGCCCGTTTGATTATCGCGGCGAAGCTTGCGGCTATCGGGGCAAACCGGTAGCCGACCGCTTCGATATACCCACCGCCGATCCGGAAAAAGACGAATGCAGCCGCAAGCTGCAGGGCTGCAAGGCACGCTTCGGCGAGACTGCCGCCCTGCCCTTCGGCGGCTGGGTGGGGGTGGATAAAACTTTGAGCTCCTCTTGAGGCTACCTGAAATGTTGAAACTGACAAAATCCGTACAGGCGGCAATTCTGGCGCACGCCGCCAAGGAAGCGCCGCAAGAATGCTGCGGCCTGATTGTGCAGGCGGCCGGGAAACAGTTGTATCGGCCCTGCGACAACGCGGCGGCCGACCCGTCGGCACGCTTTAAAATCGCGCCGTTGGATTTGATCGAAGTGTCGGAGCAGGGCGAAGTGTGCGCCATCGTGCATTCGCACCCGCAGGGTGAACCGTGGCTGTCCGGCGCCGACCGGCAAATGCAGGTAGCCAACGGCCTGCCTTGGGTACTCGCTGTTTCAGGCAGCCTGAAAGTGTTCGAGCCTGTATCGCATTTGCGCGGGCGGGTGTTTGAATATGGGCGCTTTGACTGCTACAGCCTGCTGGCGGATGCCTACCATCTGGCGGGGATTGACTTGCCGGCGGTGCAGCGTGGCGACATCGACGATGATGCGTCGCAGGGGCGTTTCTTGGCGCTGGCTGGCGCAGCAGGTTTTGCGCGGGTGCACGAACTACAACCAGGCGATGTGGTATTAACCGAATTCGACGGGCGGGCTTCGCACGTGCTGCTGTATTTGGGCAACGGCGAAATGCTGCACCACGCTTTCGGCCAATTAAGCCGCCGTGATGGTTATGGGCCTTATTGGCAACGGCATACGCACAGTATTTGGCGGCACCAACAATGGCAGCCTGAAATGCTGCAGGCGGTGCTGAATGATTTGGAACACGCATCATGATTACAGTTTGCTTGCACGGCGGCCTGCGCGAATACGGCCGCCGTTTTGATTTGCACGCCGCCAGCCCGGCGGAGGCGCTGCGAGCGTTGCTCACCCAGCTGCCCGGCTTTCGGGAGATTTTAGGCAGCGGCTTTTATCAGGTGCGCTTTAACCGCCACGATTTCGCCGAGGCTGAATTGCCGGACGGTTTTCAGGCTGCCGGCAGCGGTGTTTTGCACATCGTGCCGCGCATTCAGGGCGCGGGCAAGGCGGGGCAGATTATCGCCGGCGTGGTATTGATTGCGTTCGCTTGGTGGAATCCGTTTGGCTGGGCGGCGGCTGGGGCATTGATGAGCGCTGGTATTGGTTTGGTAGCGGGTGGGATTGCGCAGATGTTGGCGCGGCCGCCGAAGCTGGACAACGAGCAGCGTGGGCAGAAGGCTGGGCGCAATACGGCGTTTTCCAATCTGGACAACACAGCGGCGCAGGGCCAGCCGGTGCCGTTGGCTTACGGCAAAGTTTATTGCGGCAGCCGTGTGGCATCGCAAGGGGTGGTGTCGCGCAGGGTGGATACCGACGGTGACCCGGTGTTGCAAAACCCAACGGCGGCCGACGTTACCCTGCGGCTGGTAAAAACCCCGATTACTGAGCAGGCTGCGAAAGCGCCGAACGGGCAGTATTACAACACGGATTTTAATGACGATTCTGTGCGGGCGCGCAATTACACAGCGGCGTTGCAGCAGAATTAGGAGTAAACAATGGGTGGGCAGAAAAGCGGTGGTGGTGCACGCACGCCGTATGAAGCGCCGAACAGGCTATCTTCAGCGCAGATGCTGCGCATTGTGGATGTGATCAGCGAGGGGGTGGTGTCCGGTTTTGCTAACGGCAATGATGCACCGTTTAAAAGCGTGTTTTTCAACGATACACCGGTGCAAAACCCGGACGGCAGCTATAACTTCAAAGGGGTAACTGCCGTATTCCAGCGCGGCACACCCGACCAAAGCTATATTCCGGGCTGGGAAAGCGTGGAGCGCACGGTGTTAGTGTCCAACCCGGTAAAAAACCACCGCCCGGTTATCCGCACCGTGTCCGACAGCGGCCCAACCCGGCTGCGGGTAACGGTGGGTGTAGAGCGTAATGCGGCGATACAGGATAACGGTGATACGCTGCCGGCGAACACGGCATTGATTATCCAGCTGGTGAATGATGACGGCGTGCAGCAGCAGCGTCATGTGAACTTTACCGAGAAGGGCAGCGGCGCGTTTTACCATGACGAAGTGTTCGAGCAGCTGCCGAAAGCGCCGTTTTCGATCAAGGTTTCGCGCCCTACGCCGGACAGCAGCAGCGACAAAATCCAAAACAGCACCTTTTTTGCCAGTTATGTGGAAATTACGGATGCCAAACTGTGCTACCCGTTTACCGCGCTGGCGGCGTTGAGTATTGATTCCGACCAGTTCGGCGGGCAGAACCCCCGCCGAAACTATCTGATTCGCGGCATCGAGGTGCAAGTGCCGAGCAATTACGACCCGGAAAACCGCACCTACAGTGGGCTGTGGGATGGCAGTTTTAAAACTGCATGGACGAATAATCCGGCTTGGGTGTTTTACGATTTGGTACGCCAGGAGCGCTACTCCACGCTGGCATTGCGCCTATCCCCGGAAGACATCGACAAATGGAGCCTGTATCAGGTAGCCCGCTATTGCGACGAGATGGTGCCGGATGGTTTCGGCGGGCGTGAGCCGCGCTTTACCTGCAATGCCTACCTGACCGACCGTCGGCAGGCGGGCGAGCTGCTCACTGAATTGGCGAGTGCGTTTTGCGGCATGCCGCTGTGGAACGGCAACCAGCTGTCGGTGTTGCTGGATCAGGGCGGCGACCCGGTGGCGCAGTATGACAACAGCAATGTGGTGGACGGGCAGTTTGCCTACAACGGGGTGGCGCTGAAATCTACCTATACCGCCGTATTGGTGCGTTTTGCCGACAAATATGATAGCTACCGCAGCAAGACCGAGTATGTGGCTGATGCCGAAGCCGTCAAACGCTATGGGTTGAATATCCAGTCGGTAACCGCTTTCGGCTGCACTACACGCGGACAAGCGGTGCGCTACGGGCAATGGATACTGCAAACCGGGCTTCGTCAGCAGGATGCAGTGTCGTTTACCGTGGGGAGCGAAGGGTTGAAACACCTGCCCTACGATATTATCCAAATAGCGGATAACAATTTTGCCGGCGCACAGCTGGGTGGGCAGGTGTTGGCGGTGAACGGCCGGATTGTAACCATTGACCGTTCCATCAACGACAGCCTGACTGGCTGGCGGCTGCAATACATCGCCCTCGAACAGAATGCGCAAGGCGAAACGGTGCCGAAACAGTACAGCATCAAGGTGGCATCACAGCCGCAGCCTAATCAGTTGCTGTTGGATGGCGACCCATCGGGGTTGGCTTATGGTGACCATTGGGCGTTGTCCGGCAAGGTGGTACCGCGCCAGTATCGGGCGGTAAGCATTAAAGAAAACACCGATGACGGCACTTATACCATTACTGCATTGCGCCATGACCCGGCCAAATATGCGGCGGTAGACAACAGTGCGCTGTTTAAGGCTGGAGCCACCACCAACTATGGACGCCAGCCGCAGCTCGGCAATAGTAACTTGTCCACCAATGGGCGGGATTTAACCTTAAGCTGGGAGAATTTGAGCGCCGATGGTCAAGTGGTGAGCTACGACATCAAAATTTTTAAAGACGGCCGCTTGTGGCGGCATATCCCAGATGCGCCCAGTGCCGAAATCAGCCTGCAAGGGCTTCCCAACGGCGATTACCGCGCTGAAATTCGGGGGCGCACCGCCCGTGGTGTGTTGTCTAAGCCGCTGGAAAAAGCTTGGAGCCTGAACTACACCATTACCGGGGTGCGACCCACGCCCAAGCTGTTTGCCATCGGCCTGAATTGGACGCTGCCCAGCCCGCTATTGGCGGAAGCACACACCGAAATCCGCTACGGCAAAAGCAACAACTTTAATCAGGCGATGCCGTTGGCGAAACTGCCGGCACCGCAAACCGACTACCAGCTCACCAACGTGAAAACCGGCGAGCATTGGTATTTCTGGCTACGACTGGTGGATAGTGCCGGGCTGGCCGGAGAATGGACGGCACCGGTGGATGGGGTGTGCAGCGATGATCCCTCCCTATTGCTCGAGCAGTTGAAGGGCAAGCTGAGCAAGGAACAGTTTGCACCGGGGGCTGGTGAAGACTTGATTAATCTGATCGGCAATTTGGCTGGTGATAACCAAGGCATGGCCGGCAACACCGGCAAGCAAGCCGGCAAGTGGGATTTTTACAGCCAAATGAACGAGGCGGATTACGTTTTATCAAAACGTATCAATGCTGTGCGTTCGCAGTTCGGCGACAAAATCGCCACGGTGGCCGAGGAAATGAAAGCCCTCACCACGCAAACTGAAGCGCAGGCACGGAAAGTGCAGGCGGTGGAAAGCGAAGTAGCCGGGGCCAAGGCATCGGTAACACAAGTGGCGCAATCGTTTGCCGATTTGAACGGTAAATTGCGTGCCGCCTACACTCTGAAGGTGAGCACTGATACCGCCACCGGCACTAAAGTGGTGGGCGGGATTTCGCTGCTGGCCGACGGCACGAGCGGGCAATCTGAAGTGGTGATTCAAGCCGACAAGCTGATGCTGTGGAACAACAAGAAGCTGCCGATGTTTACCGTAACCGGTGATAAAACCTACTTCAACGGGGACTTGATTGCTGACGGCTCGATTTTGGGACGGCACATCAAAGCCAACCAAACGATTGAAGCGCCGGATATCCGGGGTGGCACGTTGAATATGGCCGGCGGCCGCTTTATCGTGACCGCCGAACACGGTGCGCAACTGCGCTCCGACCCGAACGGGAAGGTGGGAACACAACTGGACTATCGCGGCCTGATCGTACGTAACGAGAAAGGCCATGTGATGGTGCGGCTGGGCAAACTGACCGGCTGGGATGATTGATGGGAGAAAATGATGGCGGCCGAATACGGCATCCAGATGTATGACAACGACGGCAAGGTGCTGGATACCAATCTGGATTCGGCGCTGATGGTGGAAGGGGTGTTTATCCTCGGTAATGACCCAATCGGGCGGCTGGCCTTGGACATCCTGTTTCCCTTGCGTGAAAAATTCAAAGGCATCTTCATCATGCCGGTGTTCCATTCATTCTGCATCAATAGTGGCACGGAACACGCCTCGACGGTGTATTTCGATCAGTGGTCTTTGTGCTGGAACATCAGCTACGATGCACGGAGCGGGGTAAACAGTAATGTGGCCCACTACGGTGGAGCCTTTGCCGGGAGACAGTTTTTATATGGCTACGTCAACTGATTACGGGCTGGCAGTGTACAACGGACAGGGCGTGAACGTGTTGGCGAAAAATCTGTTCTGCCCTAAGCTGATCGGCAGCATGACCCTGCGCCTGCGCGACCTGAATCAACCGGGGCAGTTGTCGGTGGTGGCCGCTGACGGCAGCGAACTGCCGCTCAATGACGGCTGTCGCAACCGTCCACTGAAAAAACTGATGGAGCGCGGCTTGACTCAAGGCGGTGAAATACATTCTGCCGGTATGCTGCGCACCCGCGGCGGCATGATTCGCACTGCCTGCACTGTGCGTTTCGAGTTCTCGCTGTACGGCGGCGAACGGGACAGCGAGCCCTTGCTGCCGGCGGTGATTCACGGCTGGGGCAGTGGCTACGATGCGGACAAATGGGAAAAGGCCAGACGCCTAGTACACTCAGTGCTTTCCGGGCAGGATTGGCAATTGGCCAAGTTGCTGAACAAACTGCGCTACGGTGGCGGTACGGCGGCCGACTACCCAAAATATCGGCTGGATTGGACACGCAGCCAAGGCTTGGGGCAGGGTTTGTTTACCGGCCTGCCGGTAACCATGACCTTCCGCAGCCGCGCCCTGGGCGCAACCGACAGCCCGCAGACGGAGTTGGACGGCTTCGGCTTGGTTTCTTGCTGCGGCGGGCGGCTGTATGTGGAGATGTCGTCGAATACAGAAATCACGGTGCATTTTTACGAATTAGCCGGCATCCCGTGGGAATACTTTGCACAATGCTCGACTGTAGCCGAGCCAACATCCTACGGTTTGGTAGTGTACCGCTACGAACCGGCACCGATGAAGTTTGTGATGACAGTGGGCGATACTGGCGATATGTTCGGTATGGCGCAGCAACCATCGCCGTTTGAGATGGGCTACATCGACCGTGGTAGTTATGTGTTTGCCACCGATACACCACTGCCTCTGGACGAGTTGGCGCAAAGGATCGGACAGGAAAACACAGCGGTCAAGCGCCAGATGTCGCAACTGTTCGAGGGCGACCCGGATAAGCCATTACGATACGAGGTGTTGAATAACGCCCGCCCTTACCTACGCCTACTGTCCAATACGGCGGCTATCCGCAAGGGGCAGGCCATCACGGTGCGTAACGACACCCGCCCCAACCAAGGGGCTATCTACACTGTCAAGGGCGGGCACGACTACAGCAAGGTATGCAATATGTTGGTGCACGGCGCGGCAGGATTGTTCAAATTGCCTGGCGGCGGGTTACTCAACGCGGTGGGTGGTACGATGGCACACAGCGCCTTCGAGCGTTCGATGTCCAATCGTCCGCTGTATGTTCACGGGCCGAACGTGCCGGACGACTACAAAGGCGCACCGTGGAATCCGACCGTGCCACTCCGAATGTCAGACGTATATAAACGGGCGAATTTGGACTACTACGCGCCGCAGCATAAACCATCTTGGGACGAGTTGATGGGCAACCCCAGCGTACTGGATAAATTCAACAACTTTTTGACGAACAGCACCTGGAGCCTGCAACGGGCATTCAACCTCCTGTTTAAGCTCAATCCGGTGGTGGCTTATGAAGAAAATGCCAACTACTCGCCGGAAGAGGCGGCTAAACGGCGGCGGGATCTCCGGGTCTTGCAGAACCGCTACAATGAAGCAGAGGCACAACGCGAGTTTGAGACTTGGGGCGGCTGGGATGTGGAGGCGCAGAAAGAGATTCAGGCTGCCGCTGCCGCACAGAAAGGGTTGCTGGATTTAATCGACTTGATTCTGAACTCAACCGAAGAGAACCGCTCGGATCAAGTGCCGTTTTGGGGCGGGCAAGGCTTCCGCCACAGCGACGACAAGTTGGAGGTGTACAAGTATATTTCGCTCAAATCCGATGGCAAGGCATACCAACCGCCGGAGTATGTCCCGGAAAACTGGATTCTGTGCCGGTTGCCGGTATAACGGCTTTCATTACCAAGACCCTGATGAGTCTTTTTTATTGGAGATAATATGGAGCAAATCAATTTGGGCAGCCTGCCAAACGGCGCCGGCGGCGACAGTATCCGCGTCGGATTTCAGAAGTGCAACGACAATTTTACCGAACTGACAGGAAAGGTCGGCAGTGGATCAGATGAAGAGCTAAAGCAGATTAAAAAGGCTGCAGCTGAACTGACGGAACGGGTGGCAAAGCTGGAAAAAGCCGGTGGGAACGCTGCGCCATCCGGTGAACTGGCCGAACTGAAAAAGCAGTTGCAACAACTGCAAACCAAGCTAACTGAGGCGGAAAAAGTAGCCACTGCCGCCGCTGGTAAGGCTGACAGCGCTAGCCAGGCTGCCACGAATGCAGATAGAACAGCACAAACGGCCAGCCAAGCCGCGCAGACTGCTGGCAATACTGCCGCTGCCGCCAAACTCTCCACTGAAACCCTGGAGAGGGAGGTGGCCGAACTGAAAAAGCTGCTAGCCAAAACCGGTACCGGTGATGGTCTATTTGTCGGCAAGATTGAACTGCTGTCCACTACCGCTGACGCTATGCCGGCAAAGTGGTACCTAGCCACCGGAGATAAATACCCGGAAAACTCACCCCAAGGGAAGGCTTTGAAATCATTACCTGAGCCCTACAAACGGGCGTTTAAGATTGAGTTGAAGAACGGGCAGATCAACACGCCAAATCTGTTCCATACCGACGGGCGTGGCTACTTTTTACGCCCATCTAAAACTCTGGGTGAAGTTCAGTCAGATACTCTGGCGAAGCACTACCACGTTACCGGCTTAGGAGCGACGGATAATGATGATATTTGGCTGCCCCGCGACCCGTCGCTTGGGAATAAAGGCATTCCGACCGGCAATCCCATGTACGTCACGTGCGGGATGGTGAACCAAGTCAACACCCCGCCCAAGGTGGCCAGCGCGGATTGGACGGAAAACCATACCGGGCTGGCCACCACCATCACGATGGACACGCCGAAACAAAACCCTGGGGCGAACGGCGAAAACCGCCCGCTCAATATCGGCTTCACGCCGGCCATCTACCTGGGAGTGTAACCATGCAGAACTTCTACTTTGACGACACCCACCCGCTGCACCCCTATACCTACAGCGCCCCGGCCAACCCGGACAGCCTGCCGCCGGACAATGCGCTGCGTATCGGGCCGCAGGCGAAACACGGCTTTTGGCCTTGCGAGACGGACGGCAGATGGCAATACCTGCCCGACCACCGGGGCAAGACCGCCTACCGGACCGGTGACGGCGCGGCGGTAGTGGTGGAACAGATAGGCGAGCTGCCCGACGGACTGACCTTCACCCCGCGGGAGAACGGGCATCAAACGTGGGATGTTCAAGCCAAGGCGTGGGTGCTGACCGAAGAGGCCGCCTCCCGGCTTTTAGCCGAAGCCGTGGAGCGCGGTATGGAGTCCATCGATAACGCGGTGGAACAGGCCTACCGCCACATTACCCGCTTTGAAGCCGAATACCGGCTGCGCGAACGGCAGGCGCGCGACTACAAGGCCGGCGGCTGCAAAGGGGAAGCGCCGTTACAGGTGGCCGCCTTTGCCAAACCCGCCGGCAAGACGGCATGCGAAGCGGCCGACATCATCATCGCCCAAGCCGATGCCTTACGGGCGGCGACGGACAAGCTGGGGATGCTGCGGATGCGCAAGCTCGAACTCAAAGGCTTGAAGAGCGCTGCCGAGGCGGAGGAGCGCACCGCCGAAATCTTGGCCGAAATCCGGCTGGTTGCCGGCCAATTGCAAGGGGCGGATCAATGAGCTGCCCGGCACTTTACCGGCCGGCACTTTAATCGATTGGTTGGTTGGAGGAGGCAATGACGGGTTTCCCGCGAAAAACCTTATACGGACGGTTAAGGCACGGTCTGGGCACTGCGGGCGGCACCGCCTGAAAACGGAGGATGAAATGTCCGAACAGGATAAATACCAAATCATTGCCGACTTTTTACGGCAGGTCGGCTTCCGGCGCGGCGTACTGCTGTTTCTCGCCGGCATCCCGGCACTGGTGTTGTGGAAAACCGACCCCATCGCGCTGGTCGACCGTTTCAGCCGGGCCGGTGCAGAAACGGCAATCGAAGGGGCGCGCAAAGAAGGGTCGGCCGCGCCCTACCTGCAGTCCCCGCACGGCTTTGTGGAAAACAAAGAAGCCGAAAGCGCGGCGGACGGCGTGGCGATGGCGGACCTGCAGGCCGTTTTGGGCTACAAATTCGTACCGAGCAGCAACCCCTACGAATATCAGGGGCGGCTGTTGGTATTTGCCAAAACCAAGCAGGACGAACAGCGCATGGTGTCGGAAATCGGGCTGTCGTGGCTGCCGATTTTAAGCGGCAAGTCCACGGTGGAGAGAATCCTGGCCGGGCAGAGTGGCGTGTCGGCGTGGCAGCCGGAGAAGCAGGGCTTTTACTTTGCCGACGGCACGGCGGACGAAACGCCGAGCCTGAATACCGACCTGCTGGCACACGGCTACGGCGTGCGGCGGGTATACCGCTACCCCGTTAAAAAAGGCGGGCGCGTGGCAGGCTATCTGGCCGTGTATGCGGAAAAGGAATTGGACGCGGCAACGCGCGCGCAGTTGGAAACCGCCGCCGCGAGATTGGGAGCGTATCTATGAGGGGCTTACTGACCGGATACGGCGGCGGTACCGCCAGCCTGTCCAAAGTCGTGATGTTCAGCGGGCATGTGGTGTGCAGCGCGGTGATCGGCTGGCAGGCATACAAGGGCAGCCTGCACTTTGATTTCTACCTGGCCTACATCTGCGCCTGCTACGGCGCGAACAGCACCAACAAGGCCATCAGCATCCTCGGCCGGCGGCCGGCGGCCTCTCGGGACGAACAAGGAGAGGCATCATGAAGCCGAGACTGCCCAAACACTGCACCGCCGCCATCGTGATTTGCGGGGCGCTGGCCGGCTTTACCGCCTATTCGTGGTACGGCTTTGCCGAAGCGCTGGCGGGCAAGAATGCCGAACTGGCGGCCTTGGCGGCCGAGCGGGACGAACTGCTGGAGATCATGGTGGCGCAGGACGGCCTGATACAGAGCCAAACCGCCGCACTGCAAAGCGCCAAGCTGGACAATGCCGGCAGCCGGGCGGAACTCCGTGCCCAGGCGCAAAAACTGGCACAGATGCGCGCCGAGCTGGCCGCCAAACATCCGGCCGCCTCCTTCAGGCCACCTGAAAAAGTCGGACGCGAGACCGCTAACAACCTGAGAAGGATAAACAGACTATGGCAAAAATAATCCTGACCGCCGCACTGCTGGGCCTGGCGGCCTGCACCGGCCCCGCCCACTACCCGACCGTCTGCAGCAAACCGAAACCCAGCACCGACGCCCCCCGGCTGCCGGCGGCGCAAATCAGAGCCGGTACCGGCCAAGACAAGGCCGTGGAACTGCTGACCCAATCCCTGCACACCGCCGCCGTGTACACCAAAAGGCTGGAAGAGTTTGCCGACAGCTGCCGCGCTAATCCCGCCTTCAAGGCACGCCGCTAGACGGCAGAATTTTAGGCTACCTGAAAGACTGCAGTCTGAAAGCTGAAATAAACCTTATAAACAGTAAATTGGAATTTAACCTGGTGTAAAACCACCAAATTAAAACGTTTCCAGGCAGCCTCATACCAGTTATTAAGTAATCCTTTATAACTGGTATGAGGCTACCTGAAACGCAAAAATTAAACCGTTTTAAAACAATGGTATATATTTTTAATTAGGTGGATTTACACCTATTTGGCGCATTTTAAGGCTACCTGGAAAAATCAAAGACTTACGTTTCTGCCCGCTATTGTGCGGGCTTTTTGTTTGGAGGTTAAAAATGACGAAACAAACCGAATTGCCGTGGATTGCCAAAGCGAAAAGCCACTTGGGTTTGCGTGAGATACCGGGCCCGCAGCACAACCCGGAAATCCAACGCTGGGTGAAAAAGTTCGGCGGCTACAACGGTGAACAGAAGGCATGGTGGACGGACGATGAGGTGGCGTGGTGTGGCACATTTGCCGGCATGTGTTTGGGTGAAGCCGGCCGCTTTGTGGTGCCGCAATGGTATCGCGCGGGCGCGTGGGCGGATGAACGCTACCTTACCCGCCTATCCAAACCGGCCTACGGCTGCCTAGCAGTCAAAAAACGCACCGGCGGCAATCATGTGTTTTTTATCGTGGGCAAAGACAGACAAGGTCGCCTGATGGGTTTGGGCGGTAATCAGGGCAACCGCGTGAGCATCATCCCGTTTAATGCGGCGGAATTGAGCTTTTGGTGGCCGAGCTACTGGCGCGATAAGCAGTGTGTTAAATCCGAGCCAGCAGCCATCCGCTACGAGTTGCCGCTGGTGGATGCCACAGGCAAGCAAGGCGAAAGCGAGGCATAGCATGGCAGATGAGAGTACAGCCGACTGGGTGCGCCGCATGATTGCCGAGCAAGAGGCGTTGCTGGCTGATGCTAAAGCCATCGGCGATGCCTATGCCGCCCGGCACGCGGAGCATGAATTGCGTAACTACCGGCAGTTTTTGGCGCGGTTGGAACAGGCTGCCTGAAAAGCGAAACCCCGCAAACTGGGCTGGTTTGCGGGGTTTCTGTATTCAACCTTTGAGCGGAAAGATTGAAAACTGTATGAATGATAAACGATTTACTTTCAAAATGCTAGGAGTATTTTTAATGGAAGCAATGAATGTGAGTCCAAAAGAAGTGCGTAAAACCTTCTGGCACGTTGTGGGCGGCTTGATATTGCTGATTTTGGCTTTCAGGCTGCCTGAAATTTTGGCCGTATTGTTGAGGTAAGAAACGATGTGGATAGTCAAATATTGGAAACCGCTAGCCATTGCCGCCCTGCTGGCGGCGGTGGTGGGCGGCGAATATTGGTACGGCGAGCAGCGCTATAACGCGGGCTACCGAGCCGCTGAAGCCAAACTGAAGCAACAACAAACCGAGGCGCTGGCGAAACAAACCGGCGCGGTGTTGGAAAAAGAAAGGCAGGCGCAGGCGGCATTAACTGCCGCGCAGGCCGAAGTAGAAAAGGAAAGAGAACATGCAAAAATTGCTGTGGATAATCTGCGCGGCGAGCTTGAGCGCGTGCGCGCCTACGCCGCTGCCCGTAGTCGCTCCCTGCCCCAAGCCACCGGCACCGCCGGCGCGGTTGATGAAGCCGCTGCCCGAGGCTGGCAGTTATTCGGCCACTGCGCAAAAGAATATGCAGGATTGGCAGAAATAGCCGACACCCAGCGCAACGACCTAGCCGAGTGGCAGGCGTATGGGCGCGTGGTGGCCGGTACAGCAGATAAGTAAAAACCCGCCGCCTTGCGGCAGTTCCTCCCGCCCTCCTTTGTGTGGGCATTATTTTTAGCAGGCTTGCCCGCAAGCCTGCTTGCTGTTTTGGAGCCTGCAAATGAGCGATGCAACGCAACCGATTATTCCGTGGATGGGTGGCAAACGCCGCCTTGCCGACCAATTATTACCGCTATTCCCGCCGCATGAGTGCTATGTGGAGCTGTTCACCGGTGGTGCGGCTTTGTTTTTTATGCGTGAGCACCCGGCAAAAACTGATGTGATTAACGACATCAACGGTGAGCTCGTTAATTTATATCGGGTAGTGCGTTGCCATTTTGACGAGTTTTGCCGCCATTTCGAGTTTATGCTGGGCAGTCGTGAGGATTGGGATTGGTTTCAGGCGGTCAATTTAAAAACTTTGACCGATATTCAGCGCGCCGTACGTTTCTTTTTTTTACAGCAACACGCCTTCGGCGGCAAAATCGACGGGCAGAATTTTGGCTATGCCACCACTGACCGGGCTTTTGATATTGCTACGGTGCGCGAAAGACTGGCGGCGGCACACCGACGTTTGTCTGGTGCGTATATTGAGCATGGCGATTGGCTGACTTGTGTGGAGCGATACGACCGGCCGCACACGTTTTTTTATGCCGATCCGCCATATTGGGAGACAGCCGGCTATGGCGTGGATTTTGAATGGTCGCAATTTGAGAGACTGGCGGCGGCTATGCGCAATATGAAGGGTAAGTTAATGTTGAGTATCAACGACCACCCGGATATAGCCGCGCTGTTTTCGGAGTTTTGGATGCGGCGGCTGGAGATTAAATACACGGTATCCAACAGCACTGATTTAAAAACCAGCGGGGAATTAGTGATTTGCAATTTTACGCCGGTGGAAAAACAGGCTGCGTTGTTTTGATTTCAGGCTACCTGAAAAAAGGCTACCTGAAATTCAGGTAGCCTTTGATGTGATCAGCCGGCCGTTTTATCGATGGCCGCCAGCGCAGCTTTGGCTAAAAAGCCGGAGCGGGTATCGTGATTTTCGGCGGCGAAGCGGTCAACCTTATCCAGCAGGTATTCAGGCCAGCTGACGTTAAAGCGGGTTTGCTTGGCGGATAGGTTGCTCTCGTCGATTTCGGCAATGCCCCATGCTATGGCATCGGCATAATCGGCATTGGCTCGTAATTCTTCAATCGAGTGCGTGGTTAAGTCTACTTCTAAATCGTTCTCCAGCATAAATTCAATATGCGCTTTGATGGCTGCCTTGCTGTCCTCAATGGCGGCCTCGATGGTGTCGCCGCAGGGATAACAGCCCGGCACATCCGGCACGACTACGCCGTAAGTGGGATTGTCTGCATCTTTATAGATGGCTAATGCAAATGCTTTCATTTTTTGCTCCTGTTTTTTTTGAATTGGTGTAGCAGCTTAGACAATTTTGAGGCGGGTGCGACTGCCCCCCCTTCGGGGCAGTGCTATTATCTTAGTTTTAGTCCTGATTTCCTTTCTGCATCCTTTATCTGGCCTATTGATAGATTTTTATTTGGGTGGGATATGGTGATTGGGAATTTTGCGCCTGGCTTGTAAAATATATGGTGGCTACCGTTTACTCTTTTCAGTTCCCACCCGTCGGCTTTCAGGGCTTTGATGATTTCGTGGCTGTTTTTCATTAAGTGCCTCCTGCTGTCTAAGTGTGTGTATTATTACACACGATAAATTATTTGTCAAGTATTTTATGTGTATTTGTGTGTATTTTACAGATATACCTTTTTCGCATTAGCGATTGCCTCGGCAAAGTCCAGCCTGTCGCCGCGCCGCCGCAAATTGACATAGCGTTGCAGGCTGCCCCACGAATCATGCAGGGTGTATTGCTGGATTTGCGGAATGGTTGCCCCATCCTCAGCTAGTCGTGTTGCTCCCTCATGTCGTAAATCGTGGAAGCGTAGGTCGTGGATGTCCAGCACTTTGCAGGCGCGGGTAAATTGGGCGCTGATGCTGGTGGCTTTGAGCGGCACAAGGCTGCCTGGCCGCTCAGTAATGCGTGCCATCCGTTGCTGCACGTCATCCTGCAGCAGCTCATCGATTACGGATAGTGCGGCCGGACTAACGGCAAAAGCTTTGTCGTTGCCACGGCTGCCATCCGGGTGTTTGATGTCACGGATCATCCACTCACCGGCAGCACGATCAAAATTAGCCAGCATCATGCGGCATATCTCATCTTGGCGGCGGCAGGTGTAAATCGCCAGCCACATAATCAAGTGCATGGGAATCACCGTGCTTTTGATAACGGCATACATCTTGTAAAAATAGTTGGTGAGCCGTTGCAGCTCGTCGCCTGTAGGCAGCCTGCTGCGGCGCGTTGCCTGCGCAATAATCCTACTTCTCCTCAGCCCCTCGAGGGCAAATTCAATTTCCTGCCAGCTAACTTTCAAATTCCACACATAAAACGCATGTTTTAAGACAATGCGGATATACTGTATATCCTGCATGATTGTGGGCGGTTGTACTGGCGGTAATCCCATTTCCGGTATACCGTTATGCCGCTGCTGTGCAAACAAGGCTACCTGATCTCGCGTGATTTTATCCAGCGGCAGCGCAGCAATCGGAAAACCACGTAGAAATAACAGCCCCTGCTTTTTACTGCGCCCAACTGCCGGCAGCTCGGCTAGGTAGCTATCAATGGCTGCGGCAAGTGTCGGCATCCGCTTCTTTTTGATGCCAAGTATTAAATCTGGGTTTGCCTCAATCTCAGCTTCGCGCCGCTTGAGCCATTCGGCGGCTAGAGCTTTTTTCGTAAATGTTTTAGACTCGCTATAAGCGGGCGCATCCGCCTTTTTTATGCGGACTTGCGCCCGATACACCACAGCCCCGCTGGGGTTTGTGCGCCTTATGATCGTTCCCAT